GAACTACCAAATGTACCTGTATTTGAATTGACAGTTGCTAGAGTAGCATTGGTGATTGCAGTGCCTGTGCTACCCGATAGAGTTAAATCTCCACCAGTAACAGAAATAGAACCTGATACATTACCCCATGAAGTGTTAGTACCGTCAGTGGTTAAGAACTTACCAGAGTTACCTGTTTGAGATGGTGTGTAAGTAGCTGCTAGAGTAGCACTGTTAGCAGCATTGGTTGCTGATGTCGCAGCAGCACTGGCAGAGTTACTAGCATTGGTAGCACTTGTTGACGCTGCACTGGCTGAGTTACTTGCATTCGTTGCGGAAGTAGAAGCATTGCTTGCTGATGTGCTTGCACCTGATGCACTAGAAGCAGCATTAGTAGCTGATGTAGAAGCACCTGAAGCACTAGTAGCAGCGTTAGTAGCTTGTGTTGTTGCAGTAGAAGCTGATGTAGAAGCTGAGGAAGCACTGGCAGCAGCGTTTGTTTCAGCAGTCTCTGCATTGGTTTCAGCAGTCTGTGCAGCAGTTGCGCTATTAGAAGCGTTGGTCGCTGAAGTAGATGCAGAAGTAGCGGAGTTACTAGCGTTAGTGGCTGATGTCGCAGCAGCAGTGGCTGAGTTACTTGCGTTAGTCGCAGATGTCGAAGCATTACTTGCTTGTGTTGTTGCTGTAGATGCTGAACTAGACGCACTGGATGCACTTGAAGACGCAGCTGAAGCAGAAGTAGATGCGTTAGATGCCTGAGTCGTAGCTGTTGAAGCTGAAGCAGCAGCATTGGTAGCTGAAGTAGACGCACCACTGGCTGAACTGGCAGCAGCAGCCTGTGCAGTCTCTGCATTAGTTTCTGCCGTCTCTGCGTTAGTTTCCGCAGTCTCTGCATTAGTCTCTGCAGTCTCTGCAGCAGCTTGAGCAGCAACAGCAGCAACTCTTGCAGCCTCTGCAGCATCAGCATCAGCCTGTACCTCAACAGCTAAATTACGAACTAATAAAGCTTCACTGGAAGAGTCTGCTGTAGCGTCCCCTGAGCCGCCTGGACCACGATAGATAGCCATGTTTAATAACCCCTTGTCTTGTTTAAGTACTCTTTAATAAAAAAAGCACTTAAGCAAAACTCCCTAACCTTTTGAGCTAGGGAGAGTTGTTTTAAACGCTGTGATTAAGCGTTAACAGCCAATACAAAACCAGCTTCAGGACGAATTACTTTTGTACCAAAGAGAGTGTCAGCTGTGTAAAGAGTAGACAAGTACTCTTGTTGGTATTGTTGTTGTGAACGAACACCTAATTGTTCTGCAAGAACCATAGTGTCTGTATGCACTAACAACGCTGCCTTAACTGCATCACCAGCTGAGTTGTCAGCAGCTGTTTCGATAGTTGGGCAGTTGCTTGATACAAAAATATCGATACCATACAAAGAACCAATCTTACCTGTTTGAACGCCTTTACCGTCAACAAAGTCAGTAGAGTTGTAACGGTCAATACCCATAATCGCATTACGCAATGATGGTGGGATTACAAACTTACGACCATCCATAGGTACGTCAGCGTCATCCATCAACTGGATTAACTTACGGAAGCCAGCGTCAGTGAATACGTCTGAAGTAGTTACTGTGTCAACAGCGTAAGCAGTTAAACCAGTAGTTGCATCGATAAAGTATACGTTTGAGTGAACCCAGTCAGAAGCATCACCGTCACCGAAAGACTTACCCAAAGCCAATAGCTCATCGTCAACTTTCTTAGCTAAAGCGTAGCCAGCGTCTTCTGTGTAAAACTTACGCAAAGATGCTAGAGCTTGAACTTCAGTGATGTCTTCAATGAAACGTGAGTACTCGAAGTGCTTGTTAATTAAAACTTGTACTTCTGACTCAGCGTCAGCTTGAATAGTTACTTTAGTGTTAGCTGCTTTTTCGAATGCTGAACCACGTGTTGGCTTAGGAATGTGAACTGTGTCACCTTTCTTGCCTTTAAAGTTCATTTTCTTAACTAAGTTCGCTAAAACCAAGTTCTTTTTGTAAGCGGCAACAATCTCGTCACTCCAAATTTCTGGGATGAACGTTGCTGCGTTACTGTTGTTTACGATGGTTCCTGAACCACCTGGATATGCTGCATTTGCCATTTTTTAAATCTCCTAGATTATTATTTTAAATTGTTTTATCTGACCCTGCCTTCTGCATATGCTGACATTATTTCAGGTTGCATATCCATATAGCGTTGAGGGTCTTCTAACTGAAGTCGGATTAAATCAGAACGTCTGTAAATCTTTGCTGATACATTTCCAGTTGAACCTGTGTCCACAGCTACAGCTTTCATGGCGGCAGCTCTGTCTGCTTTTACTTCTGCGGATACTGCTTGTACTTGAGGCTTTTGTTCTACTGGAGCTGGCTTAACTAGTTTCCATGTGTTAAGTAACTCAGCAGCAGAGTCAAAGTCTAAGTTGTCAGCAGCAGCGTACAAACGTAAGCGTACTGGAGATGCTTGAATCCATTGAGCGAAATCTGGGTCAGCAACTGTTTTCTGGAAATCAGGGAAATCAGATTTAAGGTTAGTCATAAACTCTTGTTGTTTAAAGCGTTGCACAGTTTCCTGGGCTTCTCTAACAGCAGGATGTTTATCAACTGCGTTTCTTACTGCTTTCTCTGGTTCTGCAAACCAATCTACATCGTCTTCTTGTTCGGTTACATTCGCATCAGGCGTTGGTTTTGATTCGAGTTGTCTCTTAATGAGTTCATCTGCAAGTTTCCGAACCTCCCCTACTTCTTGTGCTTGTCTACCAATTAGCTTCTCAGCTTCTTGATGCATCTTCACAATTTCTTCTAACGTTTTACCTTTGTATTTATTAGGTACTTCAGTTTCTACGTCTTCAGGGGGTGATGCGTTAACAACCTCTTCAGTATTGTCTACTGTTTGTTCAGTAGGTTCTGGGATTGAATTAACTTGTTCTTGTTCTACTTCTTGCAATTCCTCTTCTTGAGGGTCGATAAATGTAGCCATATAATACTCCTGTCAGTCTTTGCTGATTGTAGGAAAGTTAAAAAATAACAGCTAGACGGTTAGCCTTCGTTCCGTTTGTTAGCCATCTTTGTTGCTTCTTCTCTATTTCTAGCCCATCTTTCATGAGCTGATACGTACACTGGGTCAGTACCATCCAATGAAATACGTGGCATGGAAATAATTCTTGAAGCATCGTTACCGCAAGTAGAGCACGTGGTTTCCCTTATGCTTTCGTCTAAGTAACTTTCTGTAATGTGTCCGCTAGAACACATAAACTCATACATCCTTTTCATGCTCAATCTCTTTAAAGACTTCCTCAGAAGTTTGCTTTAATGAAACCAACCAACGTAGAATGTCTAGTTGTCCTTTTTTAAAGTGTAGATTTTCGATGGTCTCAATGGCAGAAACGTTATCAAATGTTTCTATCATCTTGTCAGCATCCTCAATCAGGTCTTGCCAACCTTGAGTAGCCATCATGTTAAATCGTTCTTCGTAATATTGCTGTAGGGCTTTATCCATACGGAGTCCTAATAGGTGTGTAGGGGGTGGCTTATTATTATTATTAGATACCACCCACTAGCACATTTTTAATTATCTGTCAAGTATATATATTATACCACAAAAATATGAATTTGTCAAGTGATTTTTACTGCATTTTCATCTGTTTTCCAACCATTTGTTCCTTAGAGATAATCTCACGTTCTTTAAGGATAAGTTCAGCAATCTTAGCTCTCTTTTCAAATTCCTTGTCATCAGCGTTAGCAGGAAGGTTAGCACTAATATTACGCACTAAATCGGTTTTTACCTTCTCTGGCATTAACTCAGCTTCAACCATAGCTTTCTGTGCCTTGGCTTGTGATTCAATAGCGTTAGCTTCTGACTCTTTAGCCTGACCTTGCAAGGCTGCAGACTGAGACTGAACCAACTCTAATTGAACCTGAGCTTGTTGCATTTGCATTTGCTGTTGTTGTGGGTCTGGTTTAGACATCTCTTCAAGAGCTGCTGCCAATTCTTCACGATTGTCAAGACTAGAAGACTGTACAATACTCTTAAGTACCAAAGGCACGATAGGAGACTGTGGTCCTAATGTCTGTAGCAAACCAATAAACTGCTGTTGTTCGTACTCTCTAGCAACCATACCCAAAGAGCTAGAGACAATAAATCTAAAGTCTTGGCTTGGGTACTTCTCAGGGTCAAACTGCATGTAACGATAAGCAGTTTTCTTGATGAACGGTACTAAAAAATCTTCCTGGAAGTTAATAAGTGCTTGCTTACTCTTCTTCATAATAGAAGACATGGCTAAAGACATACCCATACCTCCCTGTCCACCAGCTGCAGCAGATTGTGTCAACGCTGCTGAGTCTAATGTACCAGTTGCTTGCAACAACATACGCTCAAACTCTTGAGCAGTCTGATTGTTAGCAGGGTCTGTGTTACCAAACTTAAATGGGAACAATACTTCGTTAGGATTACCGTTAACAAGTAATGTTTTACCAGGTTGTACCTTATAGTTAGCTCCACGTGGTAAACGAGTAGCATCTGCAGCCATCATAGGGGCAGTTGTAAGGGCTAATGAGTCTAAATGGCTACGATACTGTGCATCAATAGCCTTTTGCATGTTGTAGCCCTTCTGAACAGTGCCTACACCCCAGAATCTACCTGGTACTGTCTCAGGACGATAGGCTACTACTGGTCTATCCTTCATCATGTAGGGGCTACGCTCTGCTTTTAGTAACTGTGTACCGTTAGCAATGACAATAATAGCCTCAACTAGGTCAGAATACTTGTCACCAGGGCTATCTTCAGGGAATAAATCAGCTACTTCAGCACCTTCATTCTCTAATTGCTCTAAATATTCACGTGGTACTAAGCCATAGTAACGCAAGATACGTACTTTATCGTCTTTAAATGATGTAGAAAGCTGTTCTGGCTCTAGGTTTGTATCAACATACTCTGGTTGAATGTTAACTTTACGATAAATACCATCTTCAATACCTTTAACAATCTGGAAAAGGTTAACATACTCATCGATAGCTACCCCTAAACCTTCATCAATTGACTCAGAGTTAGGGTCAATCAAGAAGTTACGTGGATGAATGGATTTAGAAGGTACTGAAACACGTGGTTTCTCTTCTACACCAATAGCAGCTGTTTGTTGTCCTGGTACTTGACGTGTTGCAGGAATGTATTCTAGCTTTTCTTTAACAAGAATCTCAGCAATACCAGTACCAAATATCTCAGCATTACGGTTAACATCTTTCCAAACCTTTAATGCCTTGTCTTTCTTTAGGTCTTCGTGTAGCTGACGCTTTGTTAACTCTACGTCACGCTTGTCAAGGTCTTGGAAGTCATCATCAATGTCAAAGTATGTACCACGACCTGTAGTCGCTTCCATAATCTCTGAACATTTGTTCTCCACTGCTTGACGCATAGCTGGGGACACTAGACGTGAACGCTCTGAATCACGTGTCTTGTCTTGGTCTGACCAGATACCGTAATAGATACGCTCATACTCATCCCATGTAGGAAGGAAGTTTGTATCACGATGGTCACGCCATCTGTCACAGTGACTAGTTACAAAACTAACTAGTTCTAAGTCAGAGTTAGTTACTGGGGTTTCTTTAAACTCAGCCATTTTTTTCCTTATTCTAGAAATGGGTCTTGATAAAACGGACTTACAATCTCTTCTTGTGGTCTAGGTAGTTTTGTAATCTTAACGCTAGGTCCTTGCAAACCTTTAACACCTTCAACAACAAAACCTTTACCTAATACAGATTGTGTATATTCTTGTAATTCTTTTTGAGTAAAGCCTTTTTGGAATGTACGTTCCTTACCTTTACCAATAATCCAACCATCTTCTGATTTAGATTTATTTACAGCACCTTCAACTTCTGTTTTGCTACGCACATTGATAACTGCAGAACCATTAGGTTTTAATGCTTTACCAATGGTTTGAACTGCTTGTGCACGTTGTTCTGGCGGTAGTACGTTTAACACGTTCATGTTAACAACTTTATCTGCTACGTTAGCAGGTACTTCGTTAGGAGACATAAAGTCAGGTTTAAACTCTTTCTGTGGAAATGGCTCAAACGTTAACACGTTAGCACCAGCATCCCTGGCTTTTTGAGAACCTAAACCTAAACCAGCCCCATAGTCAAGTACTGTTTCACCTTCGTTAACACCTAAGATGTCAAACGCTTTATTATAAGTACTGGTAGTGTTTGAGCGTTGTGTCTTGGCAGGGTTAATCGTAAACTCATCTGCCATCTCTGCTACTTCACGTGCAGGTACAGGAGTCAAGTCATCCATTGACTTTCTCATAATATCAGAAAAGATTTTAGCTATAGCCATCAGTATCCACTTATCATATCTAAAGGTTCATACTCTTCTTCTTCAAACTCAAAAGAGAAGTCTGTTACTGCAATCTGGTCAATGTAGGACAAAGCATCTAACATGTCATCGTGTACGCCTGTGGCAGGGAAGTTTAAGAGCTGGTCCACAAACTCTCTGTTCCAGTCACCAGTCTTTAACGTAATCTTGCCATGTTCAAAACGACCTTGTAATGCCCATACAACTCTATCTATCTTAGCTTTGTTACCATGAGTCAAGTCATCAATACGAGGATAGATATTACTACTTCTCATCATGTCGTGTAGGTATGGCAGTACTGCATTCTTTAATGCACCACGCTCAATACCAACAATCTGTATCTGATAATCGCTAGCATGACGCAAAATACGTTGAGCAGTTTCTTTAATATCCCAACGACCAATGTCAATCTTTTCTACCCACCAGCCATGCTGATGCACCTTAACGATAGCAAGAGCTGTTTGGTCAAGGTGTTTCTTTTTATTCTCTGCCTGCTTGTTAACATCACTAAAACCAGCTAAGTCAACAGCCATGTACCAAGTACCGTCTTTAGGCTCTTCGTCTTCTTCACCGTACTTAATCCAATCATCCTTAAACAAGTCTGACTGAGCAGCTTCAAAGCTAGCTAAAAACTCTTGTCTAAATGAGAAGCTAGACATTGTATTTCTAGCAACTTCAATCTCTTTAGGGTCGATGAGAGGATTATCAGTAGAGCAAAAATGCCATGCTCTCCAGTCATCATCCTTTTCACTCTCACCATATTTAAAAATATCGTAGAAGTGATTACGTCCCTTTGGCGTACCAATGAACAAGGCAGCACCCTTCAAGTCAGCTAAAGCAGGTCTTAAAATCTGCTCAAACACTTGAGGTTTAATGTCTGCATACTCATCAAGTACTAAATACTTTAATGCCACACCACGCATAGTCTCTGGTCTATCAGCACCTTTTAGACTAATAGTCGCACCATTAACTAACTCTACTTGCATGTTGTTAATATGACTCTTACTAATAATAGGATGTGCTAGCTCTAATAGCTGTTGCCACATAATATCTCTAGCCTGTTGTTGCGTAGGAGCTACATACCAGACATGACCTTTGTTACTGTTCAATGCCTCTACGATTAACTTCCATGCAGCAAACCTAGACTTACCTGTTCTTCGTCCTGCAGCAATGACTTTAAATCTAGTCTTATCATTCCATACTTGCTGTTGCCAGGGCAATAACGATATATTTAAATCCATTAGTCCCTTGCGGTATCTCCAAACATTTTACGAGGATTCCAAAAAATATCAGAAAGATAGTCAGTAGCTTGTGTAACAGGAGCAGTTACCATGTTAGCAGCTTGAGCTAATAAACCTTTAGGTTCTTGGTCTTGAATAGTTTGTTGTTGAAACCCTAACATTTGTTTATAGTTGTTAAACTCATCTTGATTCATTAATGACCTGTTAGAGCCATACCCTTGATAATAAGACATACCTGGTTCAACTAAACCTACCCTACCTTTAGTAGGTCTTAATACTGGTAGTGATGCCCATTCTTTAGCAGCATTTTCTGCAAATATTTCAGGAGGAAGACTACCAGCTAGATAATCATTTAAACCCCTACGCTCTAGTAACCTAGTAGCTAAAACATCTTGAAAGGCAGGAGTAAACTTCTCTGTGCCTTTAAGACCTAAGTCTTTTATTAATGTTTTTAGTGTCTCTGGTTTAAACTGATACGCACCAGCAGCTTTATTACCTTGAGCTTGAATAACTTGCTTCAAAGTCATGTTGGTAAGTTTTCTATCAGCAGTGGTTTTATCACCAGCAAATATATTATAATTACCTTGTGTTTCTTTTTTCTTAATTGTATCTAGCAGATTAACTGTAAACTCACTCATGCTCGTAGTCTTCCACATCGGTAATGTTGTTGTTATCAATAACGGTAGGCTCAGTGCCAACACCAGATATCGTAATGTTGATAGCATTCCTTCCTCCCATTTTGTCCTTCTCAAAATAGGAAGTAGGTAATAACCTATCCATGCACATCTTGAGACAAGCAACTTGGTCTTTGTCTGTGTCATCCATAGCCTTACGGATAACAGTTTCAATGACCTTATCACCAGTTGTTGCTAACAATCTGGCATGGAACTCTCTTATTCGTGCAGCCTCACCTGGAGGTCTACCAACAGAGTTTCTATTCTTCTTAGCATCGACCTCACTTTTACGAGGTCTACCTCTTTTCCTAACTGGAGTAAGAGTTTCGCTAACACCCTCTATTGCTACGGAGACAGTATCCTCCGTCTTTGTTAAAGACATATCATCCTATTCTAGTGTTCAGATTGTTGTTAGCGTTTGCTAACAGTCATTCACTACAATTTAAGCTCTAGCCCTATATACTATGTAGTTGTTAACGTTAGTGTTAATGTTTGTTATTATCATTACCTTTAACTTCTTCTACATCTGTGTGACCTACACTAAGAGCTTCTGTGTAATGTTTTTCTTTGTAGGTATATTATAGCATATTTTTAGAGTTTTGTCAAGTTATTTCGACAAAGAAACATACTCTGAATATGACAATTCTTGTCTTCTCTGTTAGCGACTCTGTCCCTAATTACTACTCCTTTTAAAATAGAAAACTAGATAATTCCTAGACACAGGCAAAAGACTTACAAATCAACTAGATAGACCTAGATAGACTACTAGCAAGAATCATACCAATTATTGCCTTTTCTTTTAAATTTAAATAGTCAATTTTCCTCTCTTTTGTGTCTATGCAGCTACCCCTTCCGCAACACTCTGTATTATTTCATGGCCCCCCTATGTTTTTCACAATGTAAAATGACATTGCTTGACAGATTGTAAAAACTATGGTGTGTATGGTTACTTAGTACCATATAGAAGAGAAATTCTAGATAGTAAAATTAAACAGTTGTCAATAGACTTATATTGCATAGGGGTATTGCAAATATATTTAATAGGGGTATAGTTATAACTATGCAATGTTGCATAAATTAAATAGGAGCTAAGACAATGTACAACCCAGTAACTAGAACAGATATGGTAAAAGCTTTGGTATCATATGCACGTGGTAACATCATGGCAACAAGTGAACAAGGGGAGGAGATATTAAGACTAGCATTAAATCATTATTATGATGACATGTCATATAATGAATTAGATTTAAGATATACATGTCTATGCAATATAATCGAAACAGTTTAATTAATTAATCAATATAATATTAAGGATATAATCAAAATGAATACATTTACAAAACTAATTCAAAGTATTAAAACAGCATATTATAATAAACAGTTTATCAAAAAACATGGTAATAGATTTTTAACATGCATAGATAATAAACAATATAATCGATATAATGGGCAAGTTATTAATACCATTAACCCATTAAATATTAAAATCAAACTAGCTAAAAATGGACAAGTAGTAACATTAAAAGCAAGTGAGATAATCATTATTAACAAGGACCATAAAAGAATATACAATTATCAAGTATTAAATAACAAGCCTACAATAACATTATCTTAATAATATTTATACAAGGCATTATCTAATAAATAGTGTCTTGCAATAAGTATTATTAACTGTAGTAATAACATGGAGGATATAATTATTATTAAATCATTAATCTATATTGTGGCATTCTATGCCATGTTTTACTTTTTAATCACGTGGAGGTAATATAATGAGAGTACATTTAACACTAAAAAGCAGCAACAGTAAAACAGGGCCTA